ACCTGAACATAACCAGTGCCATTCCAGATAAAGTGTGACTGACAAAACACGATTTTTTCAAATTCAAAAACGGGTTCCTCAACTATCATGTTAAACCCATAGTCGAGAAACCACTCATGCACGTCATCGAACTTATGTAAATCAGTGCGCTCGCAAATGACCACGCAATCGTCACCGTTGTTGAGGAGGGAGAAGTTAATGTCATGCTCCAGACAAAACTGTAGTACCAGCGAACTTGCCAATACACAATTGCCAGAAGCAGTGTCCATGTCACCGCTCATCCTTGATCCCTCAACTCCGTACCGAATTAGATGGTCACCAACACGAGCAAAACCAATGTTCACAAGTTGTGACTTGAGTAATCGTCGTAGTACACGCCTATCCCTGTAGGACGCAATGCAACTCTCATAGATACCGTGAAGCCATTTCAGAGCGTCCACGGAAACACTCTGATCAAACCTCGACGCATCCATGCCGACAGCAACTGGGTCTGAGAATTTTGACCACTTCTCAAACGCCAGCCGCCCAACTTCGGCCCCATTCATGCCTTTGACTATGGTTTTCTCCCCAAAGCACTTGTGAACAGCTTTGTAGAGAAGGTGTTCCATGGGCTTAAGGAACACCCCAACCGCAACGTTGAATCGCTTGCGTCGCGGTTGTATGATTCTTGGTGCGGGGTCGGGTTTTGAAGTGAAGTTAATCTTCTCCACCTTCGTAAACGTGTCAACGTAGCCATCACTTTTGCACACCCCCGAGTGCTCCAATGATTCAACCGCCTTGAGGTACGCTGTCCTTCGTCGAGCCTGATACAACTCAGCAAATTCATGATGAGTGATCGGGTTGGTCTTAGGACAACACGCAACAATTCGATTCTTAACTCCGTTGAGACGTTCGGAATATATGTTCTCCCTCGGCAGGGGAGGGCGCCTGAATCCGTCTCCGTCTTTCACGAAAAACAGCCGCTCATAAATTCCACGCATCAAGTTTTGATATGTGGTTGTGTGAACTTTAAAGTCTTGGGAGGAACCACTTCCGAGCAAACAGCTCACCTCCCTAGGACTCTTGGGTTTTTCCCAGGCTCCAGTCACCACCAAGTGGGGAAACACATTTCGATCAGTGCTAACAATAGGGTATCTGTTAACATTGAAAGTAGTTGT